TTGATGCTGGTTGCCTCGATCAAATCACTTTCTGATTTGGCCCCGAAGTCGGCAGGGGCGAGTGACAGTGCATCATCGCCTAAAGCCTCGAGCGAGGCGATGTCATCGTCAAATTGACGCTTGCTCATCTCTGCTTCAGCAATAATTTCTTTCGTTCGTGTTTCGCAAGCGTCGATCAGATCTCGGGTCACACCTCCCCCACCCATTCCAACAAGCAACTCATTCAGTTTTGCAAGGGATGTATTGATCTCATCAATCTTGATATTGGCGGCGACAGTGACCATCGACTTGCCGCGTTGCAAAACGTTCATCTCGTAGGCAATGCGGTCGATGGCGGCTTGTTTGGCTTGTGCAACCGTGATCATACTGAGTAAGCTCCGTTGATCCAAATTTCGCGTGTGCCAGATGTGATCTGCGTGTCATCCCAAGCTGCCGACGTTCCGCCCAGCCATTGCAGAACGCCTGACGTGCAGGTGAATTTGATGCCTTGCGCGGTTGCGGCATACGATTGACCATTTAGCACAACCAGCATAAACGTGCTTCCAGCGGGCGTGAATGGAAGCCCGGTCAGTGTAATTGCGCCTGAATTTGCGCCTCTGTTGAACTGGACATCCAATTCAATGTAGACCAGTCGATTGATCTTGGTGTATCGCGCCAAAATCACTGTGCCAGTTATGGTCGTCGCACCGATTTTAATAACCGGAGTCCAAGTGCCAATTTGGATTGGATCAACACCAAGCTCAGTTTCGATGGCGACGATAGCATCTTGCAGGTTATTGACATGCGCGGCCTGAACCGTATCTACACCGTCCGCTTTGGTGGTGTAGCTGTCAAGAGCCGCTGGGTATGAAGTTGCCATTTATTAAATCCTTTAGGTCGCAATCGGCTGAATCGTCACGCGGCTCAGCAATTGCGCAAAACATTGGCCCTGATTGGAGCCACAGTCAAACCGAACAACATGCGTCTTGTTGCGGAAGTCACCGGTTGCGAGGATGGTCGAGAGGATGTCTACAAGGAATGTCCCCGGCCCTGTCGCGGTTGTGCCGGTTGTTGATCCAGCGCCCTCGAGTTTGCTGATACCGCTCACCCCGACCGTATTCACCGTCACAGTCACATTGGTTGGGTTGAGTGTGTCATCAATCACGCCAAACGAGATCGCGTGAGTATGACCGGGGATCGTGATGGTGTGGCTATGTGATGGGACGCTGAGTGTGTGGCTATGCGACGGGATGTCTATGCTATGCGTGTGCGGTGTTGGCGTTACGTTGTGATTGTGAACCGGAATGACAACACTATGAGCATGAGCGGGAATCGTGACACTATGAGCATGAGCGGGAATCGTGACGGTGTGCGTGTGAACAACTGTCTCGGTTTGTGTCGCTGTCGTGACATCCGCGCCCAGTCCAGATCCGAAGAAATTCAACCCACCATCAATGAACAGGGCATTGGTTCCACCTGTTGCCGTTTTGCGAATGATGATGCCGTGGGTGTGGTTGCCGCTGTTATTGCCGGATACGGGGACTGAGCTTGGACTGGTCGAGCTTGAATTTATCGCACCACCATAATCAACGCTTGATGTCGTCGCCGCTGCATTGTTGGCACTGGATACTGTTGTTCCACCACCTGATGCTGAGGCTTGGGTTGTAACTGGGATGACGGTCGTGGTTGGAATGACGGCGGCCTGAGTTGAACTCGTGAATGGGCTGATCGTGGCCGTGGCGACGGTTGAAGTATATGAGCGCAAGGGCATCAACTGAAACTCAACCTTCATCTCATTGATCGCTAACACCTCACCGCCGATGTAGAACTTAAATTCAACATAGCGGGTTGGGTCAATCGGCAAAGTTGGGCTGGACTTGGTGTAATAGCTCATCGTCGGCTGCGGCCTGATCTTGAACTGACTCACATCTTCCAAGATCGAATACAAGACCTCAGTCGATCCAATCGCCTCTTCCCCGTTGGCCGATACTGTTAGCTCTGCGATGGGCGCACCGCCATCGCCAAACGTGCGCTTGAGTTGGGTGATAAAAAATTTCTGATTGACCAGATTGAGCCACGACACCGCGCCCGACTCAAGCACCCCAACACCATTGAAATCCACGCGAATGAGATCACCCACTTTCACCGAGTAAGGCAAGCCCACACACGAGAGCGTGTAGACATCACTCTCGGCTTTGTATTTGGTGAGGAATGCCGCTGCCATGTCGTAGACAGCATTGGCCGCATTGAGCAGGTCAGCCGCGCTGTTGGTGATGGGCCGAATCTCACTGAATACAAGAGCGCGTTCAATCGGCCCCACCGATAGCACCGAGGCCGTGTCCTCAATGTAGTAAATGACCTCGCCGCCCACAAATGCAAGTGTGGTGATGGTGTAGGGCGTGGTTCGATCAGACAGCGATAGATCAATCTTTGTCTCGCCCAATCCCGCACCAAACGGGAACACGCGATTGACCACGGCTGATCCTCTCCGATCCCGCTTCAGCGCCGTGATGATGGCATAGTCCACGCTTGCGCCGTTGGTTGGGTTGGATGCGGCCATCGGCACATTCATCAGGCGGATAACCGGTGTAGTAGCCGAGAACGTGCCAAACTTGATGACAAAATCACTCTCGCGCCGGAACCATCCGCGCAAATATTGACGAACGACATCAAGCCCTCGGATGTAGTTCTCGCCCCAAAACTCAAGCGTGATGTTGGAATCTACATAGCCAGTCTCGTAAGTAGCCGTGAATGAAACCGCCGTCAGAATCGTCGTCAGCATCGTTGTGATCGGCTGATTGTTGAACGCGGTTCCAAACCCAATGATGCGATTTGCCAATCCGATTAGCGAATCTTGAGCGCGAATTGTGACCAATTGCTGATCGGCATCAATGGTCTGATCGGCATGGTAATACGTTCCAATTAGGCCGAGCGTGGCGTGAGAGATGATGTAACTGGCGTTCTTACTCAGTGACCAACTGGCAACCAGAATGGCCGGCACAGTGAACTCAACCTCACCGATTTGGTTTAGTCGCTCAGTCAAAGAGATCGACTGAATTTCCTTCAGTGTGCCGAGGTGAGCACCGATTGAGCTATACGCATCAATCCAAAAATCATCGTTGATCACAACCAACAACTCCTAAAAACAAGATTGCCGGTCACGGCTTGATTGAATGCAATCTGGTTCGCACCCGGTTCCAGCCAAAGCAAGGCCATTTGTGTTGCAGGTCGTGTGACGTTCTGATAGGCATCCACCCCATTCAGTCTGACCGTGCTGTTTCCAGCGTCGAACACAAGTGAAGCCGTGGTTGCAGCGGCATAGGTCAGCGACGATGCCGCATATCCGGTGTTGACAGATGAATACTTGCGACCGCCATATTTGAATGCGCCGTAGTATGCGGGGGATGTGCCAAGCGGCGTGACCGTAAACGTGAATGGGTTTGACAGGTTCGATGTGATGGTCAGCACCACATACTGAATCGCCCGAGCATTGCCTTGATTGGTGACGTTGAAGCCGGTCGAACTGGTAAAGGTCCGCGTGGTTGCAAGATCGGCATACCAGTAAGGATCGGCACTGAACTGGTAGATCAGCTTTTGGCGCTGGGCCTTCCAATCAAAGATACTTGACACATCTTTGATGTTGACGATCTTGGCCGTTGCCCGCCGAACGTATGAGCCATTGGTTTTTTTGAGGATGCCCGACGTGATGGCCGATGCCGCGATTGCATCAAGCTCACTGGCCCAAGACTGGCAAATAAGCGGCTTGGTGAATTCCAGCGAGTAGCTTTGCTGAGACAATCGCGAGCGAATACCATTCAGGTCATAGTCGCCCTCGCCACCGGTTACGCGCATCCGGTTCTGTTCAAAGACGCGGGTTTGGTCAAGGCTAAACAGTCCACGCGGGAACTGAACGCCGTTGAATTCAGAGATCCATTCCATTAGTAAACCACCTGAATCCCTGCACGAGTAAGCGCCTCATACGTGCCATCGCGCACAGTGGCCTTATCCACGTTGCCAGTGAAGGTTTGATAGATGTTGGCGGTTGATGTGCTGTTGTTGAAGGTCTGCCCCGCCGCTTGTTGGCTGAATGTGGCCGGTTGTTGGAACGATGGCGCTTGGGTCATGGATCGCGTGATATTCATTTGGCCCGAGGTATCAAGCGCGTCGAACGATGGGAGCGCGGCATTCTCAACCATCTTCAAAGAATCAGCGATTCCGCGCAACCCCCACTCAAACGGGGTTGGGCTGCCGGGTGTCAACCACCAAGGGAGCGAGATTGAACTGATACGATTAGCGAATTCATTGACCTTGCCAGCAACTTCATTGATCTTGTCTCCAATAACTCTAAATGTTCCTGATAGCTTCTCCATCAATGAATGAAATGGCGGCATCACTGTATCTGTAATCCACTGGAATGCTGATCCAAGCTTGCCGCTAATGAAACTCTCAACATCTTGAAGAGCTGGCAAAAGAACTCTTTGCCAAAGCCCTGACAATGCCTCAGTCGCTTTATTTGTTGCGGCCATCTTGACATTGCCAAGCGACTCAAACAAATTGCCGACCGGAGCAAGCGCAATTTCAAGCTCACTCAGTTTCCCACGTAGCCAATCAAGGCCAACTGTCAAATTCCCAGACACAAAGTTGTAAACGCGGCTAATGATGTCAAGGAAGTCGTTGAATTTCTGCCATGCCCAGCTTATTGCCCCAACAACTGCCGGAACTGTTTCATTTGTGAATCGCTCAAGCGCACTGATAATCTTTGGCCCGTGTTCCTTCCAGAATTTCTCAAGCCAAGTCAGCCACGTTCGCCAAATCGGTAGCAGGTCATAACCAATCTTTGTCCACAAGAGATCGCTGGCCGTGGTCATGGCATTGATCTTCTTGCGCATCTCTTCACCCTGTTTGATGTCTTCGGGCGAGATAAGCAAGCCGAGGTCTTGGAACAACTTCCACTGTTCTTTGATGTCAGTTAGGCCGGTGACAAACTCAGTCGCCTTCTCGCGGCCCATGATCTGCGACAGAATCTCAATCGCCTCTTGGCCCTTCCCCTCATCAACAAACTTGCCCACGGCCTCACTGAGCGCCTTGAACTTCTCATCGGGTGAAAGCTTGGCATACTCTTTGACGTTGATCCCAAGCCGCGCAAATGCAGCGGCCACAGGGTCAACCGCTTGAACCGCCGCCGCTGAGCCTGTTTGCAGGGAGGTGGTTGCATCCTCAATCCCGCGCTGATATTGCAGCTTCTCAGCATCAATGCGCTTGGCCGTCTCAGCCAAAATCTTGGCCTGAGCACTGGCAGCATTCTCAACTTGCTTTTGATAGGCTTCGTTGGCATCAGCGGTTTGCCGATCGTAAGATTTCTTGAAATCGGCCTCACGCCTAGCCTCTTCCGCTTTTAGTCGTGCGGTTTGTTGGGTGTGTTGCGCGGCCTCGCGATCCAACTGTGCTTGCAAGTCGGCTTGCTGCTGTTGGTAGATGCGCTGACGCTCAGCCTCGCGTGCGGCGTATTCGGCGTTGATGCGTTCGGTCTGCCCCGCGTATTCAGCATCCTCTCGCGCAAGCTGGGCCAACAAATCGGCCTGTTCTTGCTCATAAATGCGCTGACGATCCGCTTGCCGCTTCAGATATTCGGCGTTGATGCGAGCTGTTTGTTCTTGATATTCAGCGGCCTCTTCTGCAAGTTGCGACTGAAGCACTGCAATTCGATCAGCGGCCTCTTGTTCGGCCCGCGCCAAATCCTCAGCCGCCGCCGCTTCAGCAAGGGCCTTCTCTTGGGCAAGCCGATCCTTGATCTCTTGGATGATGGCCGCCGTCTCGTTTGCGGCTTGTTGGGCCTTGTTCTCAGCCGTGGCCGTGGCGCTGGCCTTCTCAGCCGCTTCAACTTCTTTTAGCCGCTGAACTTGGGTCTGGTAGTAGGCACGAAGGATTGGGTTGGTGTTTGGATCGGTGATCTTCTCTTCAAGACTTTGACGTGCTTGGGTGTATTTCTCAGTGATCTGCGCAAGCTCTTTTTGCAGGTCTTCTTGAATACCCGCTTGAGTCTTGGCCGCTTTCTTCTGTTCGCTCTCAATGTCGTCAGAGGCGTTCTGATTCAGTTTGGCGAGTTTGTCGGTGAGGCGAGATTCAATATCAGCGCGTTTGTCGGCCAACTGTTTCTGAGCTTTGGCGATGTTGGCATTGATGGCATTGATCCGATCCGCGTGTTCATCAGCCAAATCAGCGAGGCGTTGATTGAGCGTTTCTTGCGCGTCTTGAGCCGAGCGAACATAGTCCTCATCCAGTCGCTTCAGGCGCTCGTTGATATTAGCGACCGAATCGGCATGTGAGGCATCGAGATCAGCCAAGCGCTGCACGAGATCGGCGTGGTTTTGCTCAGTCGTTCGGTTGTAATCCTCATTCAACCGGCTCAGGCGCTCGTTCAGCCGCGCAACCGATTCGGCATAAGAATTGTCCAGATCACCAAGCCGCTGACCTAGCGCGGCCCGAGCATCAGCGACACTCTCGTTATAGTTCTCAGCCAGTCGCGTCAGACGTTCATTGAGGTTGACTTGGGCCTCTTCCAGTCGCGCATTGATCTCGGCCTGACGATCTGCAAGGCGTTGCGCGATGTCAGCCATTGCGCGTTCATAGTCCTCACTGAGCCGTTGTAGCCGAGAGCCGAATTTATCAACTGCACCACCGGCCCCAGTCAGCGCCTTCTCTTGTTGGGCAACTGAGCGATCAGCGGCATCGCCCACGGCAAGGAAGTCATTGGCAAGGCTCCCCAGTGATTTCTTCCCCACACCCGCTGCAACATTCAACTGTTGGGCGAATTCAGAGGATAGACCGGTGAGGTTTTGGACATTGGTAATCGCGCCACTGAAACTCAGGGCCGATTCCATCGCTGAGTGGGCGCTGTTGGCGGCAGCAACCAATCCGCCAATTGCAACCACAACCGCGCCAATAATCGGCAATGCAGCCGCAAGACCAGCGGCAATACTGCCACCCGCCGCCGCACCTGCACCACCCGCCGCGCCCAAGGCCCCCGCTGCACCCTCGGCCCCGGCTGCGACATTGCCAAGCTGATCGACAACGCCACCCAAGGCCCCGCTTGCGCTGTTGTCACCGGCAGAGGCAACGGACTTATTGAACCTATCAACGGCCTTCGATGCTGAGTCCACTTGGCGCGTGAATTCATCCGCGCCGAGCGCAACAAACTGAAGTCCTGACTGTTCCAAGTCCGCCATTTATTAAGCCCTTAGCCTTTGCCCTTGTTCTTTGCTTTACGTGCAGCCTCTTTCTGTTTGGCAACAGAGTCCTTGGCAAGCACGGCCTCAATTTGCTTACTCACGCGGTGATGCGCGATGATGCTGGCCTGTTCGTCGATTGAGAGTTGAGTGAAATCCTCAAACGGATAGTGATATTCACGAGCGGCAGAGCGCCACTCAAACTCAGGGTCTTCAACCGTCACCCCTGACGCTGGAACTTTCACTTTGAGAATGGGCCGGCCCTTCCACTTCACTTTTGAACCCGTCAGCCGCTTGGCTGATCTTGCTCTCCGTGGGGACACTCACCTCAACAATCATGTTTTGCAATCGAACAAAATCATCGGTCGTGGTGCAGCAAATCAACTTCACCCACGTCACAAGGTCATCTTCGGGCAACACCACTTTGGCACGTTGCGCTTTGGCCTTGAAGCGACCCAGTTCCTCTTGGTCAATCTCGGCCTCAACGCCGAATTGGATGAGCACTTCGGTTCGACGCTCAGCAACTCGCTTTTGCCAATCCATGAATTGAGCAAGGTAATCTGGGTGAGCATCGTTTTCTTGCTCACCCAGATCGGTTTGCTGTTTGGGGGGTTGGGGTTTTGGAATCTGTAGCTCGGCCTCTCGAAAGACAAAGATGCCGACCTTGTTCACAGTGGCCTTCTTGCCATTTGCGAAAGTAAATTCAGTTCCTTGCATGGAATCTCCTATCAAACTAACGCTTAGAAACGGTTGGCCGTGCCAAAGAGCAACTTGCCGTCAGTCGTCACGCCCAAGCCGCATGCGGCCATCGTGTTCACATCCACGGAAGGCTCACCACTGGTAGGCCACGCAACGCGGTTGATGGTGGTGTTGGCTGGGACATTGCCGAGGCGCGAGGTCGTGTTTGAACTTGAGTCCACCCACGAATAACCGCCGTTCATCGTCGAAGCGATGTAGCCGACCGGCCCCGTAATGGTGAAAGCAACCGCGCCGACCTCATCACTGGCAAAGCTAATGTCTTTGACGGCCGTTGCAGTTTGTGCGGTAAACACCTTGGCCGTCCACGTCTCGCCGCCGTCCTTGGTGTAGTAGAGAGCACCCGAAGCATTGCCCACCCAAGCGCGATAGGCATCAATCACATCCACGGCGGTATTAACAGCCGCGCCGGGGTTGGCAGTCGTGGCTTGCCAAGTCGCGCCCCGGTTGGTGGACTTGATCACCGCCGCCGCCGCACCCACGGCATACAACACCTCGCCCTGTCCATCAATGCGGCCAAGGTTTTGCACGGTCGTATCGCCCGAGTTGATGGCCGTCATGTCCGATGTGACATCGGTTGACTTGTAGATATAGCCACCGTCGCACACAAAGAACACTTCCGAGGGCGACAACACAAACATGTCATTCACCGTGTTTGTGGCGTTGAACGCAGTCGGCAAAACCTTCACCCAAGAGGTTGAAGGAACCCCCGTAGCCGTGTTGATTGGGCTGATGTGGAGGCACGAAGCTGAGGCCGTGCCACCGGTTTTCGAAGCGGCCACAAGGTAAGAACCAACGATGTCGATCGCAACGATGTCTTCAGCATTGGCCGCGCTTGAGATGTCCTGAGATGCCCAAGTGGTTCCACCGTCAACGCTGTAGATGATCTTGGGCTTTGCAGCGGGTGAGGACGTGCCTTTCTGCACTGCATAGATGAAGCGCGTTCCATCGTTCGGCACACCGCAATCGCCGCATCGGATGTTCGTGCCAAAAACCACATCCTTCATCTCTGCGATGATGGTTGTGTCGGCCTTCGCACCAAACTGCAAACCGGCAATGGGATAGATGGCGCTGGCAACCACGCTGAGCGAATCCTCAACCGCATCATCGCTGTCCCATGCGGAACGATCACCCAAGTCTTTGTCTGTGACGATCAGGTTGGAATAGACCAAAACGGTATCTGTCCAACCGTTGTTGAAATCGCTGAGATCACGGCAGTTGCCGGTATTCTCATAGACCGTGAATGGGCAGTTTTGCTTGACCAGATGCCAAGGCAGAGAGGCGTGTTTCTCAAACAGAACCAGCGTGGCCTCGGGCAGATCAGGAGCCGACTTACTGCGATTCACGGCTTTGAATGCACCGATCTGACGTGGATCAGGGACGTAGATTGGATCGACGCTGCCCGAGTCGTGCAGAGTTACGCCCTGTACAGACATGTATTGGGTGTCTTGGCCGCCATATTTGACGGGGTTGTCCGGCGCTGGGCCGCCGAACTGGATAAAGTTGCGCTTGTGACGCTGGGTGACAATCTCATCTGACGAAAGCTTTGGCATCTTCCTTCCTCTCTTGCCTATAGGCGAACAATGGAAAACAAAAAAGAGCGCGTTGCGTTTCCGCATCCGCGCTCACTTGCTCTGGATTACATCTAAACTATATCACGACAATCGACTTGTCATTACATCAACCTAAGCCAGCGTTGCCCCACCAAGGGCCAACTGCTGCACCTGTCGCCACGCCCATACATGCCCGCGCTTTGTGCCAAACGGATTGCCCAAATCTTTCTGGTCGATTGAATACTGCTCATCATTCACACCACCTGAACGGGCAAGATCAAACTGCCACTCATGCAGTCGCTTATTGGCATCATCACACGCGCAAATGCGCGGCGGTAGTTCAGCCGCCGTGAGCACGGCAATCAGCTTGTCAATGCGTTGGTCGTTGTATGGGAATCCAGCCCGATAGCGAACCAGAACTCGATCCGGTTCGTTGTAACTGTTCAAACAGCCCTGCACCCATTGACTTGTGGAGGTGTCGTAGGTTGCATCGCCGGGGATCACAATACCAAGCTGAGCGTCCCTCACCCCTGCACGGCCCACGGCATAGGCGACCGCCGCTGGATCGGTGCTATTGGTTGGCGTGTAGGGATACAGACATCCGCACTGAGAAGGCAACGTATCCCACATCAACACGGCCTGACAATCATCAACCGTTTGCCCATTTGTCTTGGCGTATTTCTGGTAGACATCCAGCGTTGAAACATAGTTGCTTGCTGTCTCAGGATCAATGCTGTTCAGTGCTGGGTTTTCGTATTTGATTGGTTTGACGATCTGCCAGATTCGGCCAGTGATGGTTGCTGTTCCACCCGAGATGCTGATGTTAAGCGGCTCAATTCGTGCATCTTCAAACGTGTTGAATGTGACCCGATCCGCGCTTGAGAAGTAGATCGCGATCTGGCTTGCATCCGTGACCGTGGTTACAGCCGATAACGTGAATGTGTCATTCATCCCATCCCCATCGGCATCCGAGAAGGTGAGCACAACATCAGCACTAATCAGATCGGTGGTTTCTTTGCCAATGGCTTGAACATAGCCTTCATTCAGTTTCACGCCGATGCGTTGGCCTGATCCGCTGTATGCGTTGTTTCGTCGGCTGATGTGCTTGTCAAAGAACTTGGGCCAAGGGAGTGTTTCTTCTACGTAATGCGTTGAAGGCCAGAAGTTAAGATGAAGCGCGGCCTTAGCTTCAGCCCCTTTGATTGCGTCGATGATGTCTGAGCGACCCGCGCCATCTTGCAACTGCCAAGAATACTGAGGCACGATGGTATTGCAAGCCGATGTCACCGGCACTTTGGTTTCACTGGCTAAGCCCCAAAAGTGCCACGGATTCAAGCCGATGATTTTGCGCCACGTTTCAAGCGATAGCATCACTTCCCCCTCAGTTTGTTGATCACAACCGTCATCACGGCTGTAAATCCAAAACTCCCAAGCCAATAAACAATGAACTCGCGCACATCGAGCGCGGCAATGGCCCCGATCAACATGCCAATCCAGAAAGACAGACAGATCGGACACCAAATGCCGCGCTGCACCCAGTTCTTTTGAGGCGCGGCCCACTCGCGCAAGCGCCAAAACAACTCAAACGGCCCCTCCAATTGAAACGTCATTCCAATCGAAGAGGCCAACCCAAACACGGCCAAACAAACAGCAACAAAAGTCATAGCTATTTGCGCGGCTTGCGAGTCGAGATGGGCTTGACCGCTTGTTGCACTTCTTCAACCGGCTGAGCTGTTTCAGTCGATTCAGCCTTAGCCTCATCAATTGCTGCCTCTCGTGCGGCAAGCAAGGATGCAACATCCGCGTCAACCGTTTCAACCGAGATTTGAGAAACTGGATCGGGCTGGACAGGCGGGAACGCATCAACCGGCATCTCAACCCCAACAATCGGCGCTGGAAGTGGTTCAACCACGGCCCCACCATGCACCGTCACGAATACGCCTGTTCCAGCAAGGCGTGGAACGTCATTGGGATCGGCATCAATGTAGCGATCCGTGTCATTCGCACCGGCAAAGTATCGGCCAAGGAACCAGATGCCGCCTTCAGCCTCTCCGGTGTATTGCATTTTCACTTTGCCTTCAGGTGTCACGCTTGTATCTTGCACTTTCGGTAATCCTCCAAGTGACTGCTTGAGCGCAATAATCTGCGCCCCAGCATCGCCACCACAACATGAAGCCATCTTCCTTTCTCCCTTCAAATACTCACCGTAGCGAGTGTTGAACAAATCCGCCAACTCCTGAAACTTCTCGCCTGAGCGCCTTCGAAGCGTTCCAGATGTGACGCGGTAGTAGAGTAGCGATTCAGGCACACGCATCCCGCATAGACCACTCAGCCGCGCACGGAGGTAGAAATCCTTGTCCTCTCCCCCATCAAACATCCCCTCATCGAAGCCAAGCTCTTTTGCATCATCAGTTCGCATGAGCGTCGTGATGGCTGAGAACATGGCAAGCGTGTCAGGGTCAAAATCGGCCAACTGACGCGGGCGCGATGTTGTCACACCATTGGCCTGTGCGTGTTCAAACACATCGGTATAGACGTATCCACGCTTGCCGTTCTCGACATAGGTTTCGGCCATCCGCTGCAAGGTAAAGGGATGCAGAAAGTCGTCTCCATCCAAAAACGTAACGAAGGGAGCCTTGATGTGACGTATTCCCTCATTACGGGCTGCACTGGCCCCATTGCCTTTGCCAATATTGATAACTTGGGCAAAGGGGAATCGGCTGAAGTCGATCTGCTCACCTGAATCATCAATAATCACCAATTCCCAATTCCAAAAGGTCTGACCGATCACCGATTCGATAGCGCTGGCTGCATACTTGCCGTGGCCCGGCCCGATGGTGATGACCACGCCGATGGCCGGATTTGTGTAATCTCGCATAACTCTGTTTGGTGCAGGTGCATTCATCGGCGCGTCGTTTCGCCAGATGAACGGCAACCATGCATGAATGTCGTTCGGCGGGTCTTGTAAGCTCAGATTGCCACCGTGATAAACCCAGTGATAGAGGCCCCTTTCATCAACCTTTTTGACGTTGTAGCCAATCGACAGGCCACGCAACCAGAACTCAGCATCCTCAGCACGGGTATAAGTCTCCAAGAACCCGCCCGCCAATCGCCACATCTCGCGGCGATACATCGCTGAAGCTGGAATCATCGTCCGAGGCGGGAGAATGCGTTGAGCCGTCCATCGCCAGTCGAACTGAGGCGGCCAATTCCCGCGACTGTAAAAGGCTTTGTAGACCTCGTTGTATGGCCCAACGCTCGTATACACCACACCCAGTGACGGATCTGATGCAAGCGCCTTGGTGAGCACCTCAAAATACTCAGGCTCACACCAATCATCCGCGTCAATGGCAACGATGAACTCGGCATCGGTCATCATGATTGCGCGATTGCGCGTGGCGGCCAGCCCTAGATTGCGCGGGTTCTTGATGATGCGAACATTCGGCTCATGTCGATAGGGTTCGATGATCTTCAGCGTGTTATCAGTGGAGCAATCGTCGATGATGATGATCTCGTCGGCGGGCCGTGTTTGGGCCAGCACGGACTTGATTGCCCGTTCGATGTAAGCCTCATAGTTGTGCGATGGGATGATGCACATGAGCCGCCCGTTGCCCTGCTTTGGTGCGGCAAGTGGATCAATGCGACAATCGCGCTTCAATGCGGCTTGTTCAATTTTATTCTGAGTGGATTGGCTCTTGAGGTGAATTTCACTCATACCAATCACCCTTCTTCCTCTTTCGTCTGGGCGGCTCAGGCTCATCAATCACAATGATTGGTTCAGGCATATCTACCAAAACAGAAGCAACAACGGGATCAGTTGGTGGATCAACTTTTGCGGCCATGATTTCTGAATGGCTTGGTTGCGTAACAGTCGCCGTTTTGACATCTTCAGCAAGCGGCGGCTCCATTTTGTCAATAAAGGCTTGCCACTGTCGCTTTGCTTTCTCGGAGTCTTTTATAAAGAACGAATGAGAATCAATCCCACCAATAAATAGGACTTGCAGATAACACTCTTCGCCATCCTCCCAAAATCGAATGGAAGAAACCACATCCATATTTAGAACGACGCTGCAAATGCTTGTGAAATTAGCCATGATTCTCCTAATGTGAATGCGGCGGAAGATCGCCGTGCTGATGCCCACTTGCAACACTGGGAGCCGATAGTTGCTTCATCAACTCTTGCCACTTCCTGAACGCTGTTTCGTAGTTCTCAGGCAGGTTGATGTCCACACGCCCACCGCCAACATAGGTAGATGTGAGGATCGCGCCTTGTGAGCCGTCCGCCTTCACAACGTTCACCGTTGCACATTGAGCGATGTTGATGATGATGTCGTAAAAAATGATTGCATGAACGTTCATAGTTCACCATCCTCAAAATCATCCTGAAACATGTCTATAAACGCAAAAAAGGCAAAGCCAATGAGGATAGCGATAACTAAATTCGCCATGATATTTGCTCCCATCTATAGCCCCCTTTGCACGTAAGAATCGCCCACATGCCGCCAGTATTTGAAGCCGTAAGCCTCAACCGGCATGTAAAACCGTGGGCTGTTTGGATCGGCTTGGTGCTTGGCTTGAGCGCGTTCATTGAACTCGGTTTCTTGATGCCAAGTCTTGCCGCCCTCGGCATATAGGCCGTAATAGTCATGGACGCGGCGATGCTTGAGATGAGGCTGATTGCTTGCGATGAACTTACACGGGGAATCCGGCATGATGCGCCAGTGTCGCAGATCATCCCCGCGAAGGCTGAAATCGCTCACGTCCCAGTGCTCATTGCCTTGCGCGTTGATCATGCACTGAATCCATCCGGCGTTTGTCTCGCGCATCAACTTGTCTACATGAGGCGTGAGATCAAGCGGTGCAATCAGGTGATGGTCATCATCCATCTGAAAGATCAACTGATGAGAATTGCGCGTAACGTTGAGCAATTGATTGAGATTGGCCCCAAGTCCTTTGCCGCCTGAATCAACCATGTGGGTAGCGGGATAACCATGCAGCCGTGCGCGGGTTTCGCCGTCGCCTGAGTCATCGCCCACAAAGATGTCAATCTGCCCAAGATGGCGTAAGTTGGACAGGATGAGATCGACCGTGCGCTGCACGATGGGAGCACGTTTGTATGTGGGGATCAGCACGGCCATTGGCAGTGTGCGCTTGAATGTGCGGATCGTGCCGGCCTTGGGCAGTTCAACCCAGTTCACGGCCCCCGCAAACCATTCCTGAATTGCGCGAGTCACACCCTCGCATTGCTGAGTGTGCGAGTCGTGGAAGGCCATGATTGACCCCTCGGCCATGTGCGGCAACCATGAATCAATATCGGCCTTGCAGCCTTCGTAGCTGTGATCGCCGTCGATGAAGATGAGGTCGATCTTGTCGCCATCCCAAAATTGGCCGACTTTGGCCGAGTCACCGGTTACAAGTTCGGGCGTAAATGGTTGCGCAAATTTCGAATTGTCGAGATCGACACCAACAAGAAAGGCCGTGCGATTGCCTTGACGCAAGCAAGCGGTTGATGCGCCGTATTCAACGCCAATGTTGACGATCGTAGCATTCGGGGGGAGCTGGTTCGCCAATAGGTAAAGCTGCCAGCGCTCGGACTGGGCCAGATACCCTTTGGCTTGGGTGAAGTATCTGTAGTGCATGGATTAAATTGAAGCGATGGAGTGAACAATTGTTCACTCCATCGAATGTCTGACTTAGGTTTAGCCAGAGGTATTGGGCGACCAGAACGACGGCGCGTAGTTGTTGCGGTTCGTCTTCCCGCCATCGTAGAAGTCTGGATCGGACGGATACGGGCTGCGAGTCCCAATGATCGGCGTGTAGCTGATGTTGGTGATGCGGGCGGCAAGGTGAGGGAAGTCCAAGCGCAATCGCAGGGACTCAACCGCTTGGGCCTGAACGCAGAAGTTGTTCTGTGGCTTCTTCACCCACAGATAGCGACCGCCATCGGTCACGCTGAATGCACCTTCAATGCCCAGTGCCTTCACCGCATCCATCGCTGCACCCGGCGCGTTCCAATCAAAGAACTCCATGTAAGTGGCCGGTGTGCCACCAAGCACGGTGAGCGGGACGAAATAGACAGGTGAGGTGAACGTGCCGCTTGAGTTGGAGCGAGCAACCGCATCATCAAACACCACCGGAACCTGAATGCCGTCCATCATCAGGTAGTTGCCGGTTCGCATCGAGTCGCGCAAAGCGACTTGAGAACCAGCATCCACCATCAACTGAGTATTGGTCTGACCAGCGGCAACCACCGTCGCACCCACCGTGAGATAGCTGATCGGCCAGAGTTTGGTCAACTCGTAGAACAGCATCTCAGGCATCACAATCGCCCACTGGGTTGGCGCGAGGCCAGTCTGCCGAGCCAAAGCACGCAGATAGCGATAGATGGCCGTCATCTGATTCACGATCTCGGTTGCGGCAGCCGCACTGGTCGAGATGTTGGCAGAGGCAAAGTTGCGAATGAACGAGTCAGCGGCAGGGCAAGCCACACCACTCTCGGCATCGCGGTATCCAGTGTTGATCAGAATGTCGAGGCCGCGAAACTCTTTGTAGCCACCGCCGCCAGTGTTGTTGGCGGGGTTGCCGGTGAAGATGAGCTTCGAATTCTCACGCGCCCAAGACACGCGAAACTCAAGCATGATTTTGTCCATCTCGGTTCGCATGGCATTGGAGATGTCATACGGCACAGATGGCGCACTCTGCCCAAAATCAGGCCCACCCACCAATCGGAAGTCAGTGAACTCGCCGCGATTGACGATCTGTCCAACGCGGGTGATGTCCACGACCGGCGTTTGCATCACGTAGCGGCTGAACACATAGGTTTGGGTGCATAGCTTTGCGAGGCCCGGAGTCACACCGTCATCGCATGGGCCGTTCGGTTTGTTGCCGTCGCTCAGCCCAGTCACACCCGTAAAAATGGCGTGGAGCGGATTGGTTTCGCGGCTGGCCCGCACTGGCAAACGCACCTGCAAGCCAAGCTCCGGCATGACCATCGCATTCGCCACATCCGGCGACACGCCCGGCTGCGAGAACGTTCCGCTTGGGCCGTGGCCCGGCGTGAAGCTCGAAGACCCAACGGCCTTCTCGCGCACACCTTCTTTCTGCAACAGCTTCAAAAGGGCCGCTGCAATCATCGTATCCATTTCTTTGCTCATCTTTGTAAATCCCCCTCTATCCCTTTCTTTGAACGATCAGCGCCCCTTTATTTCTTTGCGCCAAACAATAGATCGGTTTCTGGCAAATGGCCGTTGGCCGGCTTGTTGCCGTTCAACTCTTTGAATGAATCTGCAAGCGCCAACTTCAGCGCCTCGGCCAACCCACCACCGCCACTTGTGATCACAGTCGTAGCCGCACCCTTGGGCATGTCGCCCTCCAATTCCTTCAAGCGCTCATCAAAGCCCTTCAGGGCATCGGTCACTTTGCCACTTGAAGTGGCAAGCTCCTTGGCCGTCTCGCCCAATTCCTTGAATGCCTCTTTGAATGCAGCGGCCAACACCGAAGCAAATTCAGGCACAGTCAACTCACCGATGGTTGGGCCAACTTCTTTCTTGGCAAAAGGCGGCTTGCCCTTATCCTCAGCGGCTTCATCGGCGGGTGTTTCGGTTTTGTCTTCAGCGGGCGTTTCAACATCCGCATGGCCGTCTTTTGGCTTGGCCTTCTCTTTGAACGCGGTTCCGGCGTTGTCGGCTTCTTTCTGGGTGGTTTCGGCTTGGGCCAGAATCTCTTTGGCCGCATCCTCACCCACCAACTGTTTGAACGCATCAAGTTTCTCTTTCTTCATGTTCAATCCTTCCTTGGTAATAAATCCAACTTGGCAAAGCGCGTTGCCCTCTCTGCCTTTCGGCAACAAGGAGCGCTCAAACCGTCTAATGGTGTGAAACACGCCATCACGATCCGGCTCAGTGAGGGGATGGCGAAAGGCAATGCTCACGGCCAATTGATCGGCCTGTTCTTTAACGCGCTCTGCCACAGCCGGATTACGAAACGTGCCGCTTTCGATCAACATGCGTCCATGCATCGCATTGAAGTCGCAATCACCGATGTCAAGCCCCCCGACATGCCACCAGCGCAGCGGCCCGTAGTCGCCGTCACTATCCGCACGAATGCAATCACTCTCCAGCGCCTTCGTGCTCACAATCTCCGCATGTCGATCCCGATACGCATTCGACGAAAGCAATACCCACCTATGGCGGCCATCAGTTTCTTTGAATACAGTCAGGGTTTGATTCGGCATTTGGAAAACAAAAAGAGCGCTGGACATTTGTGTCCGCGCTCTATCGCTCTGGATTACTTGTCAAACTATATCACGAAACTCATCTTGTCAATCTGCCGCAAACATCACTTAGCCTTCAGTTCTTTCATCGCTTTGTTTGCCCGCCGCGCCATAAACTGCTTTGTGCGGGTGTTGATGACGGCAGTGAAATTGCGCGGTGCTGAGCCGGGGTGATGGACTTCCTTCTTACTCACCCAGCGCTTGCCGCGTGAACCTTTGTAGCTTGCAATCGTGTTGGCCCGAGTCTTGGGCCGACCTCCCAACGTAAACCTCAGCACCGGCACTCGTCGCGCCTTGATCGTGTGTGGGCGTGTGCCTTTATCCACACAGGCAAAGATGCGTGAACGTGTGCCAACTGAGCGCCCATACTTGGTCTTTTTGACGGCAAATAGAACGCTTGTCTCCCATGTGGCCGTGGTCTTCTGGTAAAGCTCCAAAGCGAACTGAGTACCATCATCAAGCGTGGCCTCGATTGCTTTATCGGCATCCTTGCCAGTTGGGAATTTCTTGGGCCGGATCGGTTTGACTTGAATCCGCATTATTCATCCTTGTCGCTGCTTTTGCCCACCGCACGCGGCCACCACACAAACAGAAAGAACAGCATAAACAGCGCCCATCCACCACCGCAAATCATCCACCAACTCATACTGGTTGACCTCCCGCCTTGCGCCACTTCACCGTATTCGGCACAGTTGGCCCAAGCCGCTTGTCGTAGCCGTCAATGTGCGCTTCGTTCTTTAAAGGCACATCGCCCACATCCACCATCTTCACATCCACCGCGCCAATGACACGAGTCATTGCAGCCCGATCCTTTGCCACTTCCTTCCACGCTCGCATCAGCCAGTTATTTTGAGCCGTTGCGTTGACGTGTTTGGTGAAGACTTCCTTGCCGTCTTTGGCGATGAAGTGCAGCCAACTTTTTGGATTCTTTGGGCCAAAGCCGCGCCGACCAAATAGATTGGAGCGTATCACCACTTCCGGCCTGTCCACATTCCCCACAAACAAAACCGCATTGGCGTAGGTTGTATTGGGATAGCGGATTTCGTAGGTGATGGAGTCGCGGGTTGTGCCGGTTCGCACTGGGCAATTGAACTTGGCCCGTTCAACCAGCAAGCGCATGAACACCCGCATTTGCTCAGTCACAAGCTCAATGTGCGCCCGTTTCTCATCGCGCTTGATTGGCAGCTTCGTCCACTTGGGCGTGATAACCACAAGCTCAATGCGATTGGCTTTCTCGGCGATGCCAAGCAATAGATCAAGCTGTTTCAGGGCAGTGTAGAGTTGTTCACTCATTGAGCGCCTCAATCGCCTTCTCAACTGTGAGCCGTGCGGCCCGAATCTCGCTGGTCAATTCTTTGGCTGTCACTTCGTCCGCTGTCTCATCAACCGGCGCATTGCCACTCGCATCGTCCGCACCTTGATCAGGTGCATCGCCCTCATCCGGCTTCTCATCACTGCCAAGCGCGAGACTGGGCGTGACATCGGTTGCAATGAACTCCTTCGGCGCATCCCCATCATCCACCGCCATCTGCAAAGCTTGCTCGGGTGTGATCATGCCTGCCGTGATCATCTTGCTTCGTAGGTCTTGCCGCGCATTCATCGCCGCCGCCGCCGATGCCTCATCGCGGTAATCCTTCTCCACAAAGAGGAACGTGGTTTGATCGGGCAGCACTTTCAAATTCAACTGCTCAGTAAATGCCTTACGCCAGTAAGATAGTCCTTTGCCTTTAGCTTTGTCGTCGAGCACTTGTGACTGAGTGGATGAACCGAGTGACCCGCCGATCTGCCCCGGCTGCAAATCCTGAATATCCAGCCCAATCGTGTTGGCATATTCAAGCCGCGCATTGGCCCGTTCCTGCTCAAGATTGAACGCATCGGGCAACTCAGCCAAGGGGATCGTCACATTGCTTATCTCCCCATCTGAGGGAACGGCTGAGATCATCGCGCCCATGTAGCTGGTCATCCCTTTCGCATCAGCATCGCCTTGCGCGGCCCTGAACAACTGTTCAAGCTGAGGCTGGTTGATGCCGGTGAGCAGGTTGACAGCTAAGGGGCGACGGCCTGACACCTTCTCCGTGATGTAGGTTTCAATCGCAGCCATGCGGTAGATCGTGCGATAGGCACGACTGGCTGCACAAAAGCCGATGCCGTTGAATGTCACGCGGGCCGATGGCATGTCGGCAATCGCAATCACCTGATGCGCCTTCAACTCGTGCAGGTATCCAAGCCGGTCACGGTAAATCACTGGGATGGCTGGATCGCCGGTTCGGTAACAGCGCCGTGAGTCAAGGTGCAGTAAACCAAGGATGCGAGAGCCGATAGATTTATTTTGACGGACGATTTCAATGAATGCACCGTTGTCTGTGCAAAGGAAGTCTTGCATGTGCTTGGCAATGAACTGAGACCAGCCCTGCATTCCATCAACCATCGTCAAGAGATCATGCGACCGGTTCACCCTGAGAGGCACATCCCCATCCACATCAAACTGCAAAGAGGCGCATTTGGTTGCAGCGATGGCGACCGCGTTGGCCCATTTGTCCTCATATTGCACCGTAGACAGCAATTGATCATCGCGGCTACGTATGCCGTAAGGATCAGGCTCAGGCGGCATTGAGATCAGCGGCATGGGCAACAAGAAGCTGCCAAACCACATATAGGTTTTCTTGGCCGCCTCAACTTCTCCTGCAACCACCGATTTGTTAATTAGGGCTTGGTCAACTACTTGTGTCTGTGTCATGGAAAACAAAAGGCGCGTGCAACCGTTTGGCTACACGCGCTCACTCGCTCTGTGTAAATTTTGTTCATTCTACGTCAACCAAGCGGCAACTTGAAACACCGATACGAGGCCATGCTAAGCGCCACGGCCAAGTCAATCTTCATGTGATCCTCGCGTTTGATCAGACGAATCTTGCGCGTCTCAGCGTCCACTTTCTTATCCGCGTTGTCAATGTGCGCCCTGAGTGCAACATTCCCATCGTGCGCGATTCGCCGCTGCATGATGATGTCGAGTAGCTGCTTATCGGCCTCAAGGCGCTGTTGGCCCTGCGGGAATTCCTTAGTGAGCACCACTCCATCACGCCTAAGCCGTTGCATCATGTCATGAAGCTGGTAAGGATCGTAAGTCACTTCAACGACATTGAACTCTTGGCAGATTCGCCTGATCTCGGCATCCACCTCGGCAAAATCCACCGCGCCGGTATTTCGGTTGGGTTTCCACTCCCGCGTATATCTGACCATGATTGCTTGAGCATCGTTTGGATTGCGTGTCACACCCACCAAGGCAAATGAGTCATTGTTGATGCCAGCATCGGCGGCAATCACCATCGTATCGCGCCGTGTGAGTGCAGGGACTTCCGCCTTGCAACTGTCCCACCAAATCATATCGGCCAAGAATTTCTCGGCATCCGTCGCGCTAAATGCTTCATCGGGCGTGGCTGGATACTCTTGCATCATCAGCGACGTGCTGACCGCTTCAGATGCCACTCGGCTATACCAGCCATCATCGCGCCCCGGCCTCATCCGCCAACTCAGAAAGATCGGCACAAAGTTGTTTAGCCGCTTCACCGCCTTCTCCCAAAGCTGATGAAACAAACCCCGCGCACCGTTGGCCGTAGACAAGATGATGAGCTGGCCGCCGCCGTCGATGGTTGGCTTTAGGCCGGTGTAGAGTTGATCGGCCCATTGCATGAACGCAAATTCATCAGCAATGACCAGTGAGGCGGTGAGTGATCGTCCGCTGTTTTGTGTGGCCGGCAGAGATTCGACTGATGAACCACTGGCCCAAACGATCTCAGATGTGTTGAGCTTATCCACGCCCACCCGCGCTTGCATCCAGTCCGGCAAACGCTCATACATCACCCGCACACGCCTAAGCAACTCATCGGCTTCATCTTGCCCACGGCTGAACAACAACACCCGCCGACCGGCCTGAAACACACACAACCAAAGAGCATAAGCACAACAGAGCCAAGAGATACCAAGCTGACGCGCCTTGAGGATGATGAACAAACGATGCTGAAGAAATAACCAAACCGTCTGAATCTGTGCAGCCCACAACAAAAACGGAATAACCGTGAGCAATTCGCCTTGCGGCTCATCAATCAGGCAGTAGTGGTGGATGAAGTAGGCAGGGTCTGCACAACACTTATCCCATTCAACTGTTCGGTCATTTGCTTGCGCCATTCTCGTAGTTCCATCTCGGCTTGTGCGCGGCTTTGTGGCGTTGACACATCAACTGTCAGACTCCCCTTCGTGCTCATCTCACCACTAAAGCGCTCTTTGAACTTCTCAGGCCGATGCGCTTTCAGCAACACAATCATCAGCGTGTCAGAATACTCCATGCGGGTTGATCTGATGTTGCCGTCTTTGTCGTAGCTTTCAACGGGAATGCCATCAAGCGCCCGCCGCCTTGCCTCAAACTCAAGCGCATCAGTTGCCTCTTCAATCGCGTCATCCCACTGTGCGGCAAAGATTGGATCAGTCCCTCTTGCATCGTAGGCGGCTTTGCGATCCACGCCAACCAACCGAGCCGATGCACTGATATTGCCGGTCTTTTGCAGCGACTCAATGAATCCAGCCTTCCATGTGTGAGGCACAAGGCGCTTTTGGACTCGCTTCTTTTTTTTAGGCGTGGGCTTTTGTAGGTTAGTCATGACCGAGTGAACAATTGTTCACTTTCTCCTATCGGCCCTGTCGCCACTCGCTCACCTTCATCACCACGCCGATGAACAAAAACACGAGGCACGGTGTAGCGATCAAGGCAATGTCCAGCCCAAACAGGCCAACCAAAACAATAAAGCCAGATGCAATCAGCGCGGCCATGACCACAACGGCAATCAGGCCAGCAATCTCGCCAGATTTCATCGGTTGCGTAAATCCTCTCATTTCTCACCTTTACTAGAATATGGAAACCATGCTAAAAGCCCTCGCCTTAGCCCTGATCGTTTCGTCCACTCAAACTCCATTCCCAACACCGCCCGATATGAATCGAAGCCTCACCCCCGGCACACCCATCCCGACCAAAACGGTGTTCCCGACACCGCCCGACATGAATCGAACGCTTACGCCGGGAACACCTGTCCCACTTATTGAGCGAGTGTGGCTGCCTGTGTTGATGCGATAGCTACCACGGTCTTCCGCTCAGCGGAATATCGCCATTCGCGCCCCATGCGACCGTTGCGCCTGTGCCGTCCCTTTTGAGCACATACCATGTGCCGTTGGACGGTCGCCAAACCGTGATATTGGCATAGCCATCGCCGTCAAGATCGGCGGGTGTAGGGATGTCCGAGCCGCCGCCCCATGCGGTTGTGATCTGTTGGCCGCTAACCGTGTAGCTGATCACCCAACTGCCGCCAGTGCTATTCCACGTCGCAAGATCAGCTTTCTTGTCGCCGTCATAATCAGCGGGGACTGGGGTGAGATTCGCGCCATACGTCACAACCCGTGTTGCCAAATTGGATGATTGGTAGATGCGCCATTCACCGGTTGTGGACTTGTAGACAGCGGGATCAAGGATGCCATCGCCATCATAGTCAGCGATGACCGGCGTGTAACCAGTTCCGCCCAGCGTGAATGATGCCGGGAATGGGCCAGATGCGCCAGTAGCGTAGCTGATTGTCCATGCGCCGGTTGTAGGGTTGTATCGCCAGCCATCCGAGTTGAGCGCCTGATTCGTGTAGCTGAATTTGGCAGACCCCACCTGCAACCCCGTTGGAATCGTTGCATAGTTCGTGCACGACCCAGCCAACGACTCATAATAATTGCCGG